CCTATCTTCTCAGCAAGCACTTTCGCAATACGTGCTACGTCTTTATCAGGTGTTGTAGCTAGTATGGCTAATGCACCACGAAGGTCTCCATCTTTCAAAGCGGCAACAGCGGCAGGGTGCAGTATCGTGTCTGTGTAAGTTTCGCTAACACGTAACTCTAACGGCAGTGAATCATCAAACGCTTCTATATCACCAATATCAATAATACGTGCTCTTTCATCCGCAATAGCTTCATCAGCGGCTTCTTGCTCGGCTTTCTCTTTTGCAGTTTGTTTACGAGCGGCATCTGCTTCTATGGCCCGCTCAATAATTTCAGCGGTTGTATCGTCGATTTCACCGCGCACGTATTGACGTATCTGCTTTTCAGATAGTTTTTTGCTCGTGCTCTTTACTTTATCTTGTTCTTTGAGCATACGAATGATATCGGCAACTTTTTTGTTTTCTAAGTTTTGAACTCTAGCGCGGCGACCAGCGATCCAATCATTAAGCTGTTTAGACCCGTTTTCTTTAAGCCACGCAAGAACAATACGAGCGTTCTCAGCACTGTGCCCCTGCATGTACTCTCGAGTAGCTTCTGAATCTAACGGTATCGTTTTACCGTCTTCGTCTCTAACCGGTTTTCCGTCTGCGTCTAACTCAATAGGTGTTCTATAATTACTTGCATCAGTTACATCTTCATAAATAGCTTCAGCAATACCATCAATAATTCGTTCTGGTGTAGCCAAGTATCTTTTTATTTCTTTTGCTACAACTTGAGTTGCTTTCCTACTACGAACTCTAGCAGACTTAATAATAGTGGCGATCTTTCTGATGTCCGATACAGTTACAGGATCATCACTTTCTGGTGTTTCATATGTGCGAGGTGCACGTAACTGCTCTGCTTCTTTCTGGTATTCAAGCTCTTTGCGCGTTTCTTCATCTAGCGTATTACGTAATGTAGGCTTTTTCTCAGCATCAGCATCGGCTTTTGCTTTTGCTTTCGCTTCGGCTTTTGCTTTCGCTTCGGCTTTTGCTTTCGCTTCGGCTTTTGCTTTCGCTTCAGCATCAGCTTTCTTCTTGACATCCGCTTTCTTCTTAGCTTCAGCGTCCTTTACTTCAGTTTTTGTTTCTGTCGGGGTAACAGATGTTGTAGTTTTTGTCGTAACTTCTTTACCTGTAGTAGTCTTCTCCCCCGGTCCCGGAGTCGTCTCTTCGGTAACAAATTGTACGTCGGTTTCTGTAGTAGTCTCTGCTTGTTCCGCCGCTTGCTTTCTCAGACGCTTTCTTTGTCTGCGTGTTAGTGAAGCGCGTTTAGCATCCTCTCTTCGTACAGGCTCTCCAACGCCTCTTCCAGTGTCTGCCACTCCTGTTCCTTCAGGTGCGACAGCGCCGGTGGTATCTGGCTGTGCAGGAGGTACTGCTCGCTCTGCCCCCACATCTGGTACAGCAGTTGGAACGCCAACTCCACTTGGAACTTGCTGAGGTTCTGCAACTCCTGCATCTCGAACTCCTGCCTCAGTGGTTGGTCCGCGTCCCTGTGTCGTCGGCGTAAGTGTATCACTCGGTATCTCCGGTGCTCTTTCTAACAATCGTGCCACGTTAGCTTGAGCTTGTTTAGTATCCAATCGAGCGAGTCGCGGACTCTCAATAAAATTTTGTAGTTTTTGTCTAGTAGCTGGTTGATTTAAGTCTTTACCGACTACTGTTTTACGTAAAGGAGAATTAGGCTTTATACCTAAACCATTTAGCCTTGCATCGGTAATGATATCGGGTTTTAGTCTCGAACGCTTCTCAGGAATACGTTCTTCCATAGCACTCAACTGCGCCGATTCTGGAGTAGTCTGTGTTCTTGGCTCTGCACGGGCAACGTCTACAGCGCGACGAATAGACTCTACTTCTGATTGAGTAGGTGCCGTATCTACAATACCTTCGGTTGATAAGCGTTGCTTGAACTTACGAGAGATTGTTTTTACGTCACTATCAGGCTCTGCTTCGATAGTTTGCTGTAGAAGTTCTACGCGACGTTGCTCAGTGTCACGGCGTTCTTCGCTTTCTACGCGTTCAGTCTCTTGTCTTTGTTCTGCACGGGCACGTTCGAGTGGTGAGGCTAGTGGTCCTTCTGGAGGACCATACTTCCTACGCTCATCAATGCTGGGATCTTCTGCTCGGCGTTCTTCAAACGCTAGCTCTTGTGAGGCACGCTCAAACGTAGCTACATCATCAGATTCAATGGCCTGATTGACCTCTCGCTCTAACTCGATACGGCGTAACAAGTTTTCGAACGTAGCTTCGTCACCTCGTTCAGCCGCTTCTATTGCTTGTTGTTCAAGCGGTGATATCTCTTCAGCTTCTACCGTAGGTTCTACGGTGTCCTCTGAAATCGGCGCAGTCGTCTCTACTTCACTTGGTTCAGGAGTCGGTTCTGGTGGGGTTTCGACACGTTCGGGGCCACCTTGACCCCGCATACCGCGCCGTACGGCTTTACCGCTATCCAGAATCAGTTCGAGGATTGCACCGGAAGCACCACCAACAAGACCTTCTTCAGCAACGCCAGCATCAATGAGTTCTCGTTCAGGGTTGTACCCACGCTCTACAAGGTTTTGAGCGATACCTGCGGCGGCTTCCTGAGCGGCTTCACCTGAACCTGAAACTACAGCCCGACGCAAAGACCCAATAAAACCGGCGGACTCTCCACCAGCTTTCTTTATGAGATCTCCTAGTACAGGAACTTTAAGAATCCTAAGGAACGCTGGTGCGAACGCTTCTGATAGACCGATTAACGCGCCTCTACGTGTGGCTATGTTTCGCTCTTCTTCAGTAGTGCCGAATGCTCTTGCTCGTTCACTAGCCTCACCAGCACCCGCGCCAACACCAATAGCTCCTGCGGTACCTAAACCTGCAAGCCCAGCAGTGACCGCACCGGCACCCGCGATAGGAGCACCGTAGGTGACAGCGGCGGCGGGAGCGAGTGCACCTGCAATTGAGCCGAGTCCACTGGCTATCTTGTACGCGTAGGAATCAGGATCACCGCCTTCAGGACGTAATGACTCAGCGACTTCTTGTATCTTTGCGCGAGCGGCAAGTTCATCCTCTTCTTCAAGAAGCGCGGCGGCACCGAGGGACGCTAACTCACCCGTGCTTACAGCACCAGAAGCAAAGCCTTTACCGATGTTCTCAAGGAACCCTGCTTCTTCTTGAGGAGCTACTGGCTCAGAGGGTATGGGCGGGTCGCTATCCATACGTGCTTTAACGGCGCGTATAACTTGCTGTCTAGTAGCTCCCTCTGGACCATCAATCGAATAAGTTTTTCCGTCAGGCCCAACAATAGAATAAGTAGGCATAAATACTCCTACGGAGATACAGTCATGTTACCGAAACCATCATCTACGCTAGTATCGAACCTTGGTTGTGGAGCATCGAACCCAATTCTCTTTCGAAGTTCAGCCTCTAATTGTGTAGACCCTGAATCACTAAGCATTTGCTCTGCTCTGACCGCATATTCCTGTTCTAACCGATCTAATGTTTGTTTTGCAGTTCGAGCACCTTCGTCGTCTTTTCTTTGTACGGCGTTTTGATAGTCTTGTAGCGCCTTTAAATACGGCATTGACTTAGTAAAGTTTTCTCGTAGGGTATCCAAAGCTCTTTGATTTTGCTGAGTTAGATTCTGCAAAATAGCCATTGCTCTTTGAAGATCATTGCCTTCTTGAATCGCTTGTCTTAGCTCGCTTGTTGCGTCAGCAACAGAAGCGTCTAGTAGATTCTTGATATTGTCTTTGTTAGCGTTGTAGTCCATCTCCGCTTGTTTACGGATAGTATCGAGTTCTTGGCCTCGCATGGTGTACATCGCAGTAAGGGCTGTGCGACGATCTGTTGCCGCTTGTGCAAGAGCGTCTCGACCTGCGGCAGATGCTGTTTTTGCTACTTCAAAGTCTTGTTTCTCCATGTTGTCAACCATGTCAGCAACTGTCTTCAAACGTGTCTGAGCATCACGTTTCTGAGAACGGCCCATAGTCATTGCACCTGCACCGAATCCAGCGCCCGCCGTGCTACCACGCCCAGCCATACCAATCAGACCTGCTTGTAGTTGCTCACGTGCTAAGGTTTTAGGGTCAGATTGCTCTGCGTTAAGCGCTTCTTGCCTATCAATCATTCTTTGATAGTTTTCCATCTTTTCTTTGCGACGGAAGAAATCTGCCTCGTCATCACGAACATCTTTGCGGTATTGTTCAGGATCTTTAAGTGTATCTGGCCCCAGATTAAAATCTTTTAGGACAGCAAGGCCAGCTTCATTGGCTTTTGATGTATCAATTTGAGGCGATTCCAATGGCTCCATCTCAGTTACAAGCTGTGTAGCTGACTTACGCGTACCGTCTTCGTTCGTAACTTTGGGGAAACCTTTTGCGGCTGTAGCAATGCCCGTATTTGTTGGGTCAGGATCAGGCGGCGTTTGAGTCTGCGTAGGCGGCGGTGGTGTTTGCACCTGTGTAGGTGGTGGTGTTTTTGGAGGCGGTTGAGTACCTTGAGTAGCCAGCACAGGATCGTCAGACGCGAGGTCTATAGACTGCGTTTTTGGTTGTGGTGGTTGTAAAGACGTATCCGTTTTCTGTTGGGCACGCACCTGCCGAATAATATTGTCTGCGGCTTGCGGGAGCAGGCCAGTGTTCATTACAGCCGTTCTAATTTGATCGTCAGTCAAGCCCATATTTATAAGCTGACGTATCTGTCTTTCGGTTGGATCGCTTTGAACTCTACTGCCATCCGTACCACTAAAAGCAACAATACCACCTGCCTGCATACGTTGTGGTTGTTGAGGGCGCTGTCTTTGTTGAGGGCGCTGTCTTTGTTGAGGCATCAAAGCGCCTAGACCCTGCGGCGCTGGGCGACGTTGCGCCATCTGTTGATTTTTTGCTGTTTGCAGTACGCCACCAAGTTGCTGGGCTACATCCTGTGCCGTACGGCCAAATACTTCTTGCTCACGCTGTTGTTTAATTGTGGCAGGGTTAGTCTGCATCTGTGCTTCGACTGCGGCACGTGCTGAGTCCATACTTTTCTTGATTTTTTGGAGCGCGAGTAGGTCTACAAGCTCCTTTGTCATCGCATACTTTTTTTGTAGCGCTTGAGGGTTACTGCCGTATGCCTCAACGCGAGCGTTAATCTCTCTATCAATAGACATTTAGTCGTCCCCACCTAACATGCCGAGTATTTCAAATAACTTATCAAGACCCCCAGCCGTACTTCCAATATTTCCTAGCGTGCTAGGTTGCGCGTAAGAATACGACTGTGTTTGTAGTGGTAGACCTTGAAGCAGTGACTGCATGTACTGCACCTGCTTGTATGGGAAGTCTCGTTCTTCCTCGAACTGTAAACGATCCGCCATAATGCCTTCTTGTTCAATGGCACGTTGAACATCCCCCGCACCGGATTGTGCGGCAAGCGCTTGTAGCCCATATTGGTTAGCTAGATTCTGAGCTTGTTGCCCCATCTGCTGTTCACGGTTGAACTGTTCTTGGGCGCGATTAAACGCGTCAGCGTAGGTCTTACCTGTTACCCCGGACATCTGAGATAGTAAGTTACGTGTTAACTCGCTTTCAGCTAGCTGTTGACGTGAACCCCCAAACGCACCCGCACGGGTCAATTTACCCGCTTGTTGCGTGCGAGATATCTCAGCTTGGCGTCGAAGTTCGTCTAGTTGTGGGTCTAGTACCTGCTGTAGGTACGGATTCATGTATGTTTGAGCAGTACCTTCTTCGGTAAACGAACTAGGAGTGAACGCACCCATCGTATCGGGAGCCGCTAGGCCAGCAAGTCCTTGAAAGGCTTGCGTCTGCAATGCCGATTCTCCCGCAGTAAGCGGACCTTCATACGCATAATATGGCTGGTCTGCAAGTGCCGCGCCGCGACCAAGCATGTCCGTAACGTAAGGACCGGCCCACGTAGATAGCGATGACTCAGTGCCGGTCTGCTGTCCGACAATAGGGTCTGGTGCGGCTGTAGGGTCGGCTGTTGGATCTGGAGTAGTCATGCGTCACCTCACACTGGGAGCATTTTACGGGCGGTAATTTCTTTACCCTGTTCTTTGTTACCTGTACGTTCTTTACGTACACGCGCCATCATTTGTTCTAGGACTTTCGCTCCTGCATCGGAGTTGCCGTTTCCTAAGTGGCTGACAACATCCGCAGGGATAACAAACTCGCCGTCACTAAGTGCCGCTGGTTGCTTACCGTCAATAGTAGCAGGTACCCTATCTGCCATGCCATCAGTATTGCCGTTTAAATACTTACCTTTTTTGAGCGCAGTAATACCTCCACGTGCGTACGAACCATCTTGATCGGGTGGAAGTTGACCTACTGGATCATCTGTTGGTTCTGGCTCTGGTTGCGGAGGTGTGTAGCTGTTCGTAGGCATTGGTCCTGCCATCAACGGTAAAGCACCGCTACGTCTTGCACGCTCTTCTCTAGCAAGATTACTTAGGTTACGGCGCAATAAGTCAGAAGACTGTTGATCTTGTCGCGTTTGTGCGGCGGCTATACCTGTACTATCTATAGCCTTGTCTTCCCCCATGTCTCTACCGGTAGGTGTGTACTCGATATCAGTAAAGTACCGACGTCCACCACTTCCGGGACGACGATTAGGATCATACATTAACGGCAACACACGTCCTGTACTTGCTACATCTCCTGCTGGTGTACCCATTGGCCTGACTGTTTGGTCAATTTGTTCTATGCCGGTAGCAACAGGCACTTGCTGACGCATCGCTTGGTATTCAGGAATACCGCCTTGGTAGCCAACTTTATCGATTTTAGGATCGGACAAGCCAAGCTGATTCATAAGAACCGCGCCTGCTAAACCGCCTAGGCCACCACTATCGTCGGTAAAAAAATCTATAAGTCTTCCACCAAAACCGTCGTCGAAAAAATCAGTGATTGAGTTCCACCAGTTGGCACCGGCAGTGCCTTCTATAAATTGACCCGTTCCAAAGTCAAACTCATCTTCATCGAAAATATCGTCGTCGCGAATAAAGTCGAAAAAGTCGTCAAAAATGCTCATTCGTCATCTCCAATTAGTCGTAACAACTTATCAGTTGTATCCTCAACTTGTCCACCTTCTGCGTACCCTTGAGCAATATCTGACAGGATAGCAATTGTCTCATCAACTAGGCCAGCATCAACACTTACCGGACCACCTTCCTCGAACTGTCTAAAACCGTAAGGGGATATAAACTTCTGCTCTTGCTCAGGTGTTGCGAAGATGCTTGCAAAATCATATAAGTAGTCAATATCTGTAAGTTCACCGGGTTTTACGTCTACACGTCCTAAGCCGATTCCGGGGCCGAATCCAAAGCCTCTACCATCTCCGTCACCGTCGCCATCTCCATCTCCGTCGCCGTCACCGTCGCCATCTCCCGTGCCGTCTCCAGTGCCAGTCCCATCACCATCATCCCCATCGCCACCAGAACCGTCACCGTCAGTATCACCAACGCCATCACCATCAGTACCATCTCCATCTCCAGCACCTCCATCGCCAACACCGGTTCCATCTCCGTCGTCACCAACATCATCGCCAGTGCCATCACCAGTACCGTCTCCAGTGTCATCGCCGTCTCCAGTACCGTCTCCAGTACCATCTCCAGCACCATCATCTGCATCATCAACTGGATCTGTGTCATCTACAGGATCTGTATCGTCAACTGGATCTGTATCGTCTACAGGATCTGTATCGTCAACTGGATCTGTATCGTCTACAGGATCTGTATCGTCTACAGGATCTGTATCATCAACTGGATCTGTGTCATCTACAGGATCTGTATCGTCTACAGGATCTGTATCATCAACTGGATCTGTGTCATCTACAGGATCTGTGTCATCTACAGGATCTGTGTCATCTACAGGATCTGTGTCATCTACAGGATCTGTGTCATCTACAGGATCTGTATCGTCAACTGGATCGTCGTCTTCATCTACCGGTGGTTCTTCATCTACCGGAGGTTCCTCGTCTTCATCTACCGGAGGTTCTTCATCTACCGGTGGCTCAGGTTCTGGTGCAGGTTCTGGTACGGGCTCTGGTTCCGGCTCCGGCGCAGGTTCTGGCACAGGCTCTGGTTCAGGTTCCGGTTCAGGCTCTGGTTCCGGCGCAGGTTCTGGTACGGGCTCTGGTTCCGGCTCAGGTGCAGGCTCTTCTCTGAAGGGGTCTTCAGATTCAATATCTGCTTCATACGCATCGACAATCTCACCTGTTTCGATGTTACGCACCTGCCATACAGGTAGATACCCACCCAGCATACGGAATGCGACTACTTCCCACTCAGGATTGCGCTCTTCAAAAAGCTCTTCTCTAGTAGGCTCACGCGGAGGCTCTGGAGGAGGTACTTCCTCTTCGTCATCCTCATCTTCCTCTGGTTCTGGCTCAGGTTCGGGCTCAGGTTCAGGCTCAGGTTCGGGCTCGGGTGGAGGCTCTTCCTCTTCGTCATCCTCATCCTCCTCTGGCTCTGGTTCCGGTTCAGGTTCCGGCTCTGGCTCAGGCTCTGGCTCGGGCTCGTCGTCTTCGTCCTCTTCCTCTGGCTCAGGCTCAGGTTCTGGCTCAGGCTCAGGTTCTGGCTCAGGCTCAGGTTCCGGCTCTGGCTCAGGCTCTGGCTCAGGTTCTGGCTCGGGTTCTGGCTCTGGTTCGGGCTCAGGTTCTGGCTCTGGTTCGGGCTCAGGTTCCGGTTCTGGTTCGGGCTCAGGTTCTGGCGCAGGTGGTTCTGGCTCAGGTTCCGGCTCTGGCTCGGGTTCGGGCTCAGGTTCCGGCTCTGGTTCAGGCTCAGGCTCCGGTTCGGGCTCAGGCGCAGGTGGTTCTGGCTCTGGCTCTGGCTCAGGCTCGGGTTCCGGCACGGGCTCGGGTTCTGGTTCTGGCTCAGGTTCTGGTTCTGGTTCCGGCACAGGCTCTGGCTCAGGTTCAGGCTCAGGTTCGGGCTCTGGTTCAGGCTCTGGCTCTGGTTCAGGCACGGGCGGTTCTGGTTCTGGCTCGGGCTCAGGCAAAGGCGGCATTGGCTCAGGCTCAGGCTCAGGTTCTGGTTCGGGTTCTGGCTCAGGCTCTGGTTGAGGTTCAGGCGCTGGCTCGGGCTCTGGCTCTGGTTGAGGTTCAGGCGCTGGCTCTGGTTCTGGTTCTGGTTGAGGTTCAGGCGCTGGGTCAGATTCTTCGCCTTCTTCAGACTCTTCGCTATCTTCAGACTCTTCGCCTTCAGCAGGGTCGCCTTCCTCCGAATCTTCTTCGGAATCTTCTTCCTCTGTCTCAGGTTCAGGTTCGGGCTCAGGTTCGGGCTCAGGTTCGGGCTCTGGTTCCGGTTCAGGTTCGGGCTCTGGTTCAGCTTGTACAATGTCTATATCTACTTCTCTTACTTCACCCTCTGAACTTAACCAGTCATCAATTGTTTCTCCGTACATATATACGGGGCGTCCATACTCATCGAACTCACCAAGAATAGTGCCGCCCGACAATAAACCTTGGTCTCGTAAATATTCTTCAACTGAAGCATTGATTTCGTCTTGTGTCTCCCCTGCATCTTCAAGGTCAAATATAGCTTCTGCTTGCTCTCTAGTTATAGATTTGTAGTCGCCGTTTCTAGTAACTACAAAATAATTATCACCATCACGGTTTATCGTGAACATAGCATCAGGATCAGCCCATCTACCTGTAGTCTCCCACTCATAAACAAATTCAGGTGTTTCTGGTTGAGGTCTATTTTCTAAGTAGTTGTTAATCTGCTCATCACTAAAGCCTGCTCGTTCCATTAACTCTCGTGCAGTAGCATCGTCATAGTTGTTATAAGTATTTGTGTCGAGAACTGATTCGTAGTACCACCTATTAAACCCGCCAGCCTCTACAATTTGTTCAGCTAAATCTCGAAGAGCGTCGTCATCTGCACCTTCGATCGCGTTGTTTATAGCGGCTATAACACTTGCAGGAGTGCCTTCAGGTAAACCTTGCTCTCCAATCATAATGTCAGAAAGCATTTCAAAAACGCTGTCTTCCGTTAAATCAGATGGTCCTTGGTCGTCCTCTGGCGGTAGTTCAAATTCAGGCAACTCCCAATCCAGATCAGGGTTTTGTTCGTTTATAAGATCAAGGCCGTTCTGGAATGCGTTTCTAAGTGTTGCTGAACTTTGCAACGCGGTGTAGAAATCGCTTGGGTTATTAAGATCGCCAATCCCTGCACCGGTTAACGCGGCAACAAACTCATCAATAGTTTCAAACGCACCCTGTGCCGCATCAGCGGCAAGATTCATAATTATAGTAGCGTCGGGAGTTCCAAGATCGAAACCTAACGCCTCAAGAATATTAGCACCTGCAACAAATACCGGCCCTAGTACACCACTTGCAACTTCAAATAAGTTATCTAATACACTTACACCTACTTCACCAACATTTGCTATTGCGTCTGTAATACCATCAATGATGTCCATGTAAGACATCGTGGCTCCGCTAGTACCTATAAAAGCAGGACCATGCTCTTCTAGCCAAATTTCTATACCTTCAATAAAGTCAGCGACTCCCTCCATCCCCTCTACATTTTCTAAACCTTGGAAATCTATCGCAGACTTAATAATGTTACCTAAACTACTTATTACAACGCTTTGTAAAAAGTCATTAGTATCAAAATCGCCCGTAACTGCGCCTGTCATAACAGCATTTCCGGTCGCTGTACCTATTGCGGTTGCCGCCCATGCAGGTACACCGGCTGACGCTAAAACTGGCCCTAAAATTTGACCCCCAGCGGCACCTACACCTAGTGTAAGTGCACCCATTACGACGCCTTTAAACGCCCTTTCGAAGTTAGAATCTTCGCGTAGTTTGAACTCGTTGTAGCCGAACTCGCCTAAATTACCGCGTCCCTCTTCGTTTATTTTGTATTCCCAATCGCTGGGATTAAGACCTAATTTTTTGAGTAAACCGTCGTAAGTAGCGTTACCAATATAAACAAAATTAAATTCACCAAGGTCTTTAAGTTGAATGCTTCTTTTATCATCAGGGTTTTTTCTGAAAATAGACGTGCCCCAATCAGACGCATTGTTCAGCATGTGATTGCCGACAACACGTTTAAACTGACCCATTGTGCTTACAGTGCCCGGTCGTCTACCGCCAGTTGTTTTCTTTTCTTCAAACCCAGCTTCGACAAGTTGGTCATGAGCTTGGTGTGCTACATCTAAGTAGTCATCAAACGTTGGACTGTTCTCAATAAGATATCGGTTAAGACCTGCAAAGTTCCTATCGTATGAACGTCGCAGACGTTTGATACGTGACCTTTGCGCCAAAGTAACTTTGCCGTCTGGACCCAAGTCGTACATAGCACGAACTTGGTCTGCAATGGTCATGCCTGCAAATTCATGGCCTTCGGGGTAAAAATCAGCAGAAGAGCGCCATTGAGAAACACGTGGCCGATTATCGTTGGGGCCAAAGGGAGACTCCCAGTCCTCCGGCATACCGGTAATGATGCCGGTATCACCACGCAACAAAACATCCCAGATGTCTATTTCATCGTCTTTATCCTCATCGTCTTCATCCGGTTCGGGCTCCGGTGCCGGTTCTGGTTCAGGCGCAGGTTCTGGTTCTTGTGGTGCCTGTTTCATAGGCTCGCATTGTTGCGTTGCTTCAGAAAAATAATAACCTTCTGGGCATCCTTTGGGGCCACCTGTTTCGGGTTCAGGCGCTGGTTCTGGTTCTGGTTCTGGCTGAGGTTCAGGAGCAGGATCTCTGGGGTCTTGATCTCCGGGAAAATCAGGTGATTCGCCGGGTTCACGTTTTACGCCATCGTCACCCTGCCGATCATCGGGTAATGTCGGACCTGCTTCTTCTTCAGCACGACGTCTGGCTTCTTCTTCCTCTCTTTGACGACGCTCTTCTTCCTCTGCCGCGCGTTGTCTTTCAGCCTCTTCAGCTTCTTCACGACGTCTGGCTTCCTCTTCTGCTACACGTCTAGCCTCTTCTGCACGGCGTTGTGCTTCCTCTGCGGCGGCACGTTCTGCTTCTTCTGCGGCACGTCTAGCCGCCTCTTCCTCTGCACGGATACGAGCTTCTTCTTCAGCGCGTTGTCTAGCGGCTTCTTCTGCCGCACGTTGCGCCGCCTCTTCTGCGGCACGGGCTTCTTCTGCGCGTCGAGCGGCCTCTTCTGCCGCGCGTCTAGCTTCTTCCTGCTGTCTACGCTCCGCTTCTTCTGCGGCACGTTGCGCTTCTAATTCGGCTTGGCGTCGGGCTTCTTCTGCTTGACGTCTAGCGGCCTCTTCTGCCGCACGTTGTCGAGCTTCTTCTTCGGCTCTACGTTGCTCTTCTGCACGGCGTCGAGCTTCTTCTGCCGCACGTTGCCTAGCCGCTTCTTCTGCGGCACGTTGTGCCTCTTCTGCACGGCGAATAGCCTCTGCCGCTTCTTGCTGGCGTCTAAGTTCTTCAGCGCGTTGTCTAGCGGCTTCTTCCTCTGCCGCACGTTGTCGGGCTTCTTCCGCCGCACGTTGTCTTTCAGCTTCTTCAGCACGTATCCGTGCGGCTTCGCGTTCAGCTTCAAGTCTTGCGGCTTCTTCTGCTCGACGTTGAGCTTCTGCTTCTGCCTCTGCACGTAAACGAGCTTCTTCTTGGGCTTGGCGTCTGGCCTCTTCTTCAGCTTCTCTTTGTGCGCGTTCTTCTGCTTGGCGTCGAGCTTCTTCCTGTGCGGCACGGATACGAGCGGCTTCGCGTTCAGCGGCTACCCTTGCGGCCTCTTCTGCCGCACGTTGACGCGCCTCTTCTTCTGCACGGAGTCTAGCGGCCTCTTCCTCGGCTCTCCTACGTTCGGCTTCTTCCTCAGCAACGCGCCTAGCTTCTGCCGCACGCTGTGCTTCTAATTCGGCTTGACGTCGCGCTTCAGCTTCAGCGGCTACCCTTGCGGCTTCTTCAGCGCGTTGTCTAGCTTCTTCCTCGGCCCTAGCAACAGCTTCAGCTTCCTCTGCGGCGCGTCTGGCCTCTTCTTGCTGTCTACGCTGTTCTTCTTCGGCTCTCCTACGAGCGGCTTCTTCGGCGGCTCTACGTCTAGCTTCTTCCTCGGCTCTAGCACGAGCTTCTGCTTCCGCACGAATACGTTCCTGTAACTCTCTGTCTGCTCTGTCATCTTGAGGTGGCGCAGGAGCCGGAACAGGGGCTGGGGTTGGAGCAGGGGCTGGCGCAGGAGTTGGAACTGGAGCTGGCCCGCCGGGAAAATTAGGTGTTCTGCTAGGATCAAACGTAGTAGGACGTGTAGGTAACGAAGGTGCTGGTGCTGGCGCGGGAGCAGGCTGTTTTGTAGTAGGTGCAGGCTTTCCGCCTACCGGCTTTGTAGTAATTCCAAGACCGGGCGGTCTATTTGCACGCAGGTACCCCAGCGCCGCAGTAATGCTGGGAAACTCTTTTGTGCCTACGTAATACGCCATACGATACCCAGCCGTTATGTATTGCTAACAAATGTTACCGCAACCGATGCGGATGTAACAGCGGGGCGGGGTGAGGAAGCGGCGCTTGCGTTAAGTGAAACGTTTACATCATCCGTAGCCCAAAATATTTCTATGTAATCGTTAGCGGAAAGCGCTAATGAACTGTTCCAGTTGGCTATATCTTTGTTACCAGACCCTGCAATAATGTACTCGTGTGCACTGTTAATCTGTGCCGTACCATTTACTACCAACCAAATAGACACAATTTTAGAAGCGCTGTTTGTAGACTCAAGTTGCAGAGTTGTTTTTACGTGGTACACCCCGTCGTTACTAACAGTGATACGAGAGTTACTTGCAACAGTAACTGCACTACTAGCACGTGTCGTATTAAACGTAACTGCATAGCCTGTATTAGGGTTTGCCGCTGTTTGGTCTACAGTGCTGTAAAAGACACCGTACGGAAAATGAAGGAATCTACCTCCACTATCGGTACTGACTAAGTTATCAAACGCATTTATAAGGCGCGTAAAGAACAACCGCAGAACATTACTGTTCTGATCCATAAATGGGCGGTCGTAAGTTTCGGTTGCAAGAGGCAACGCAGGAGGAGCAGGACGCTCTAATTCGTTAGCCATCAGCGCCTCCCGTCAGGGCGCATGTCCACTCGTGGTGAACCTAACTGCCATCGAACTCCAAGAGAATCTGATTCAACTTTGATAGACATCTGACGGCCACGCACGCGCGTGTTTACCTGTCCTGTAAACTTCTCAATAGGTACTGTAGCCGTACGTGTTACCGTACCAGAGTTGGACCCTCCCTCAGATGTAGGACTGTTATAACCCGAACCAGAGTTAGCCAACGGCAACAGGCTCATAGTGGCATGAGGATCATCTACTGTAGAGCCATCAAACGTCATGTCCGGCATCAAGCGCCAGATAAACGCAAACCGATCACCGTCATCTATATCAAACTGCCCAGACGTGATAGACGCTGAAATCGGCACAGGGGTGCCTGTCTCGTTGTCGTCGGTGCCAAACTCGTGGTTGGTCAAGTTGTATGTATATGAAGCCGCTAGTGGGTAGTCACGCAGTCCAGAGTCAAGCCACGCTGTACGCGCCATTGAGCCGTAGTACCACGTCTTTTCGAGGTAGTTGTAGACGACATATCGGTCGATTGTTTGGCTGTTTTGTGAACAGTAGAACCACCATATCTCGTGGAATGCTTCGTTTGTCCCTGCAAATACTTGGTCGTACTGCAACTCGTTAAAGTCGTTAAATACAAACCGCCGAACATCACAAGGTAGTGTTTGCGTGCGTCCATCGTAAGAATAGAACTTGTCTTTGCCCATCCAATAGGCAACACCACCAGAAAATCCAACGGCATTTTGAGAGGCAATAGAGGTGTTATCGCCCACCAACTGCACGCCCCACACGATCGGCGCACCTTGGTACTGAAGTGAGTAAAGAGAAGAATCAGTCCAAACAAGCACCTCTTGGCGTGACTGTTTAGCCGTTACGATCTCTGTGCCTTTGGATAGTCGCAGGTCACCGGCTTGGTTTGTAGTGGCTGGCGTCCAGTTTGCGGGGTCTTCTTGGTCAGACCACCGAATCAGCATAGGGTCGAACGTTGCAGAACCTAACGGGTTTGCGCCGAAACAAAAGACGAACCGGCTAACGTCGGACACAAGAATAAAGTTCTGTTTAGAGGGTACGTTCGACGCACCTGATAGCGTGTTTAGATATACGGCACGAGTCTCTACGCCGTTGGTTGCATCCCAGTAGAAGATGTCACCACCTCGTGGCCCAAATATCAGGTCTTCACCAAAGTTAGACTGGCTCCAGAGGCGGATAGCTTCGGTCGATGTGCCACCGGTACCCCATACACCAGCGCCCCATGTGCCACCACCCCAACCGGTCAGAGGCACTTCGTAAGGCTCACCTGTAC